CACGGGGATGATGTGCTGCCCATACTCGTCAAAAGAATTATACGATATATATTTAATCATTGAGAAATCTCTCTTAGTATAATGGTTCTACTACTAATTGCGGCACTGCTGCGGCAGCTGGAGCAGCTGGAGCAGGCGCCCCATTGTTACGGATTTGAGAGAGTAGATTAAGCTGCTCTCTCATATACCCGCGCTTCTTCTGCTCACTCCAAATATTGTAAGTATCATGCACCCTGTCAGCCACATTCATAATGGTAGATCCTGCAATCAAGGCGACAGGTATGCCAACAGCAAGCGGGTGCTTTGCCACGAACTTGCCGATACCTGCAAGGCTCGACGTCTTAATCATTGTCACCCCACATAGACTGGCCACCTATCCTTGGCTCATCATCAAAACGCATTGGTACATCACCAGCGAACTCCTGTGATTTATACGGACTCCCAGTAACGGTACTCATTGCACCACCAATAAGCGAAGTGATAGAATTCTTATCATGAACATTCTGCTGTATCGATGTAAGATCCTGCACTAACTTATGATCAACACCATTAAACTCCATCATCTTGTTAACCAGTGCACCAGCGACAAGAGGATTGGTGGCAGACTTGGGAGAAAATGTTCTAACGACATTGAAGTAGTCCTTAATTTTCTCCGGGTCCTGCCCTTGTAGCTGAGGGACCTTATCTTGCATCTGTTTAAATGCATTGTTGATTTTAACCTTTTCGGCAATCGGGTTGTAAATCAAGTCTTTGGCAGCGATGGCTGATGCTATTGCGACAGGGATGCCAAAATACTTCTGTATAGCGGGGCCAGAATCAATGAGAGCCTTATTGGTCGCCTTAAATCCATTGCCAAGCATGCTTAAAAACCCGCCAGCCAACTTGGTAAGCCTTTCAGCCTCTTCTTTGTTTATCGAACCTTTTTTTTCAAGCTGAGATATTGCCTGCTGAGTAATATTCATTATTTGTATCCTATTATAAGATGGTTGGATTGTATCCAGTACCTGTAGTGTCGTTATAGCTTGGAGCCTGATTTATGCTTGGAGCGAGTTGGCTTGTTTTCCTGACTATGGCTGGGGGAGTTAATCTGGCGGCATCTACAGATTCTTTCACTCCAGCACCCAAAGACATACTAGTCATCCCAGCATTTAATATCACACTTCCAAGTGTTGCATTCTTTTCTAAGCCAACTCTAAATCCATGAAGATAATGCATTTTAGTTAAGTCCGATCTTATTTACTTCGTTTATATCATTGCTGTTGACCGTTGCTGGGTCTATGTTACCAGCCATCATATTATTCCTAAGCATGGTTGTGTAATTAGGTTTTGATTGGTATTTGTTGTTTTGATAGATCGCATTGCCTGCTGCAACAGTCCCAGCAACAGCTCCACCTTTGACAACTAAGCCAAAAGCTTTTTGTGCAGTTGTTCTCTTGGCACCATGCGATATCAAACCGCCACCGACAGCCTTTAACCCAGCCCCGAAACCTTTGCCGGCAGCTACAAGCCCACCTCCAATAATACTTCCAAAACTCGATACCTTGGCCATATCAACTTCATTGTTTCTTGTCAATATGCCAGCCATGGCATCTCTAACTCTATTTTGCTGAACTTGCAACTCTCTTATCTTCGCTATGGTCTCTGCTTTTGTTGCAAGGCCTTCTTTTTCATCATGAACGTATTGTACAAGCCTTGGTAATAAGAATGATGCTCCAGCAACAGCACCTGCCGCACCAAGGGCAGCCGGTGTGCCAAGCCTAATAACTTTAGGCAAAGCATATTTGCCCAATAAAAATGTAAGACCCCCAAAGCCGACTCCAGAAGCAAGCGCAGACATGTTGGACGGTATATCTGCGCTGCTTTTAGATGTACGAAGCACCACCTCACGCTGAGCATTAGCCTTAGCATTATAATACCCGCCTACAAGTTTGTCTTGTATCATTGGAAGCATTATTTAACAGCCTTTCCAATTACTATATCAAACCCGTTCAACACATTTTGAATATTCGACTCCATCTCATTGATGGCAGCTATCTTTTCAATAGATAGTGAAAACTCAGCAACCGGAGCGAGAGTGGGTGCTTTGCTATTGATACTTAAAGATGACACCTTTGTAAAATCAGAGCTGACATGAAACCCATCTTTCAACATATCTTTGTGGATCATATCATAAGCCCCGGCCACTTTAGACATGCAGTTGAGCCCCATCCCGCCAACGTGGCGCATTGATATTTTAGCAATATCACCAATAGACTCACCATTGGCAACCATCACCCGGGTGTTACTTGCTATTTTATTAAAAGAGTTTTCTGCCGACCTGATTTCAGCAGTCTTTAGTGCTCCAAGCCCATTCAGCATGTTAGTATAAACACCTCTCTGTTGGACAAACCTGTTAAGGGCAGCTAGTTTTTCAGAACCATCTTCAGGCACATTAAGACTGGCATTTTTTTCAACTGACAGCTCCAATGCTGACCTAAAGTCGCTTGGAGACGTATTGTAGTCATTCATTGAGCTCTCGCTTTGTGATATATTTTTATTAACAAATTCATAGTCAGCTAAATCAAATGAAATGTTTCCCTTGTCTGATCCTGCGCTATTAAATAGCGACAGGTATACATTTTGGTTAGCCTGCTCACAGATGCGCTTTAGAACTTCCCTTGTCTCTATCAGCCCATCATTATACATTGACACAAGAGACTCATTCATACTTTTACCAAGTATCAAGTACTCTTCTGCAACTTTGTGTGATAACTCTTTTATAGTGGAAACAAAATCGCTCATGTTAAATTCCTGTGTTAAATGGCACTGGGCCCGATACGTTTAGGGGGCCTTTGATATAGTTGTATCCAACTATCGTAACCCCAACAGGAGCACCAACCCCGGCGGTCATCAGAGCACTTTTCCCTGCTGATATAGAGTTCGCTTTGAGGCCCTTTGAGAGACCGCCAAATAATAGCGACCCAAGACCTGCAATCTTTTTTATGCCATCATCGCTTGCAACGATATTCCCAAAAGCTTTTAGTTGATATTTGTTCATAGATAACCTATTTTAAAACCATGCCACAATAACAGTACGGTATAAATATAAGTGTAGTGTGCTGTATATGTATAGACAATTTTTAAAAAAGGGGTGGGGTGTGAGCGATTCAGATTACAATTTCCAGAAAGACCTTCGTGACTCAGTACTAAACTGCGATCCAAAACTAAAAAAAACAGAAGTTTTAGAGATGGCTTTCAAGTGCTATGTAGCCAAAATGCTTGAATACATTATGACCAAAAGGTCTGATATGCGTATTGAGATGAAAGCTATGACTGAGATCAGAAACAATCTCATCAGTGAGTTCAGATCTGCCGAGCTTGGAGAGTGGCAGAAGTCAGTCGAGCAGTATGAGGCCATGTTTGATGAAACTATTATGGAGATCTTCAATCAAGCATCTCATAACCACGAGGGCACCGATGTGATTGAAAGAGCCCCGGAGCAGCTTGAGATCAATGCAAGAGAGTATATAAACAACGGTGGCTTATATATTCCCAAGCATCTTAAATCCTAGGTGTTCTACGCATTCTTTCTAGAATGCCACGACTCTTTCTGGTTACCTCGGCTCTATGTTGAACCGGGGATAACCCTTTAAGTTTTTCTTGCTTTGCCATTTCAATCATATTTTTTTGACCTGCTGCATTTGTTATTTCTGGAACCTCATAAGTATTAACAAGGTCTTTTGCTATTTTACAAAACAACATATTCTTATTAACATCACCTACAGCATTTGATACTATTGCAAAATTAATCATAATGATATACTCGTCCTTTCTTCCATTTCATCTGCGTTTCCACCACCGGACAAATACTTGTCATACTCACCCCTCAACACTCCAGCAGCAACCCGCGAGAACATGTATGAGTGGAAAACATCATCTGGAACAGTGTGGTCGTATTTTGTCATTCGTGTTTGTTCACTATACTCTGCATAGATTCCTGTAAAGTCTGACTTGAATGGCTCGAACTGAGCATACTCAAAAAAGCTTATTTTGGCCTGTTTGATCTCAACCATAAGGTCGGTCATAATGCGCGTTCTGTTTATAATGTAGTGTCCCTTGTCTCCATCCCATTTAATCTTCTGAGACAGAGACCCATGCTCATATAGCTCTGCAAATCGGGTAGGACCAAGATCGCGTACCATTAGCGCATTAGATGTGCGTCCATCGCCTGTGTCCGCTATGACAAGCTCACACTCAAATGAGTTGATAATCTTGAGCATGTCATCAACCTGCAGCAACGGGTCAGACATCTTGCCTGTATATTTTTTTATAAACACTACTGTATAAACGCCAAGCATGTGGGTCCCAATAGTAAGAATTGAGTAAGATGTTCCAGATGCTGTGTCGCCTTTGCCCCAATCTATCCCTGCCACCATTCTACAATAATTGAGGGTGTGATGCCTCTTACCATCCTCTTCAAGAACCATCTTATAATCTTTGCAACAAGCCTTAATCTCCATATCACTGATCGGATGCTTTGCTGCAGCGTATGGGAGAGCCAGGATCTCATTGGCAAACTTCTCCCCTGAAAACATAGCTCGCGGTCTAATGACATTGACCTGCCATGCCTCTATGTTCTCCGGATCATTAATCCATGGCAGGACTATCTGTGGCAACCTATACCCATCAATGAATCCTGATGGGCTCATGGCCACCCATTGACCGTCACTATAGTGTATTGGTTTGCCGCACTTATTGCACACAAGGCATGTTGTACCTATGTTATTTTCATTGATGTAATTGTATTTTTTACATCCTGTGTTTTCACACTTGATGACCCACTCACACTTGGTTGACTTCTCCCAGTATCTCTCCATTGTGTTTTCAACAGTCTTGGGAGTTCCGGCATATATGCTACAGTTGAACAAATGCATGGGTAGGTTTTTGTAATGCTCAGCTTGGTGCTTCCACTTGGCAAGTGAGTGACCCATGCATTGCTGAATGACTGGTATGTGATCACTAATCATATCTTGCACTTCATCGATGCAAACCTGGTCAGCTGATATGCCTCGTATGGCATCTGCACTGTGAAATGACGACCTAAGGTATATCTTGCTATTGTTTTTAAACTCTTTATATGACACTTGGTCTTTGGTGCTGGTGTTATAGTAGTGGTCTTCTAACATATCAGAACCATGAATGGCACTATTAAGCTTGTCAGTAGAAAATACAGAGACTTGGTTCCCTGTTGGAGCTACATACAATGAATGGTAGTTACGGTACTTGATACATGGCATTGACACCTTGTATCCTATAGTGGTTGATTTGTGCGTCTGACGTGCGAACTTAAATAAAGTTGAGTTTGACTTCTTGTTATAAATGGTGTACATATGCTTCATGGTGTTCTTCGGTATATTTAATGGAACACCATTAAGCGAGAATGCATTGGTAACGAAATTGATTGGTGATGTCATTTACATGTCGCCTTTGACATCATCGACCAGCCCAGGCACAGAATCAGCAGCAACGATCTTCTCATCCTCAAAATCAAGTACAACATCATCCATTTTAGCAAAGAACTCTTTGTCAGTATTTTTGTCACCCTTGGGCATAGCATCCTGAGCCTTCAGGTACACGTTAACCCATGCCTGTGCATTCTTAACACGCAGCTCTTCTACATTACGATACCGAGTGTGCTTGCTACTAAAGTCTCCCAGTTTCTCATTAGACCCAGACTCCTCCTCATGCTCTACACTCTGTAGCATATTCATAGCCTCATAGTACTTGTACATGCTGTCAGTTTGGACCTGCTCAAGAAAATCTTTTATAGTAGGCACTTTGATAGCCTTGTATCCTATCTTCC